TTCTGAAATGATATCATAATCTACGGTAAGCAGTTTATCATCTTCTAATAAAGTCTTTAAGTTAGAACATCCCAACTTCTTCACGGCAGCAGTCATTCTCACACCCAACTGAGATTTTTTACCACTAAATCCAGATCCAACAATTTGACCTGCACGCCCTCTCATTGCACACATAAGAACGTTATCATATTCCAGGTCAAAGTGTAAAATGTTTGCTACTTGGTCTCCAATATCATTAACTTCAATCAGCAACCAAGCATCATTATATCCTTTTGCTACTTCGTGAATAATGCTTGGAAATAGCATCGGTTTAATTTCATTATTCCTATACTTTGCTACTACCTTATAAGGAAACTCTGTAATATCAAAAACAATAAATGCGGAGTAATCATTTCCAAGACCACGAGCAACATCGACTGTGATTAGATAATTATTCTCTTCTTTTGGATTTTCATATATGTCCAATCCAGCATTTCTTTTTATAGGATCTTCATATACAAGATTTCTAAGTTTTGATGGATTGATAAGAGTATTGACAGATCCTAAGAATTCACAATTGTGGGATATTATGTTATTTGAGTAATATAGATTATCTTCACCAACATCAAGTAAATCATAAAGATATATTCCTTCCTCCACTATTTCATTATATACTACTTTTTTACCCTGCAGTAAATCATCAACCTTAATTGTTGATGCTTTAATTTTTTCTTTTCCGAAAGAATGATTATCGGAGCACTTTATTTCTGATCCGTCATCAAATATTATCCAATGATAAAAAGGTTTATAAACTTTTTGAATTCCGGAAAAAGATTTAAATCCATCGGGAGTTTTTACTTTAATATTTTTATTAAGTTTAAACATTTTTCCAACACTCGTTTAAAACAATCTTTTTCAATCCTTGAGGGGTTAAATTATATTTTTCAGCGTATTCTTTACAAAATGCTTGAACATATGACATTTTTTTACCATTTTTCATAATCATTCCAACATTATGTAAATTTGGTTTTTGATTATATAGTTTTCTTATTTCTTTTATCTGATCATCATTTATTTTTCTACTAAAAACTCTACCTTTTCTAGAATCACTCATTCTTTCTATAGATTCCCTTGAAAAACAATTTTTTATACCTTTATTCCAGGGAATATTACCTTTCTTAACCCCACCAATTCCTTTTCTTTCATAGTTATCAAAACCTTCTCCACCTGTAGATTTATTCCAACCATTTTTAAATGTATCAAATTTTTCTATGTAAAAAATTTCTTTTTCTTTTGCTTTTTCTGATAAATCTATTTCTTCACTTATTTCAAAGGTGTGTGGTGGTTTATTTCTTTTATGTTCTCTTTTTCTAGCATCTAAATTTTGTGTCTGTCCAACATATTTAACTTCTCCATTTAAATCTTTAAGTAAGTAAATATAATACATTTTTATTATTATTTATAATCCAAAAAACTCACAAACGATGATATAAATCTTCCATAGAAATTTTTTGAGTATTTCCATCACTACCTTGAATTTCAACTAAAGTATCTCCACTTAAACATTCAAACTCAACCTTAAACTGCTGCTCAGAAGTGTTGGCAATCGTCTGCTCCTTCCAGGCAGCGTCCCTACCAGGAACTTCAGACCAATGAACATCAGTCGGCACATATTCATTCTTTCCTCTTTCAGCATCATGCCACATACGGTAGAAGTGGTTCATACCGCGTGGCGTTGAAACTATAATAACTTTTGTGCTTTGTCCAGAAGAAATAGTTGGATATACTGACGCAAAGAAGTCGTCAGCAATATGATTTGGAATAAACGCAAATTCGTCCAAGAAAATCACATTATATGACCCACCTCGAACTGCAGATGATGAGGTAGAGTTGGATGAAATCTTAGACCCATTCTCTAATTCTAAACTACCTTTGTTCCAAGATATAATACCTTGCTGCATCCACTTTGGTAGATTTTCATAAGCAAGTTGTAGTCTTCCAAGAAGGTCTCTAGCAGTTGATGCTTTGTTTGCAAGAATTGCAATATTTACATTATCATTGAATACTGCATAATGCAAAAGGTATGAAACAACAGTTGTAGAATTGTGTGTAGGAATAAAAGTTCTACCACATAAAAATAGATGATCTTCACTATCAACTTGTATACATGCAACTGGTACACTATCAACTTTTTCTATTTTATGGATATAGTGTCTACTTTCTTGCTTTCTAACTAACTTTGTTAAATTTATATTTTTAATTTTTCTTGGAAGATTAAATACTCTTTCTCTGGTTGAAAAAGATACTGTATGATAATAATTACCTTTAATTTCTTTCTGCCTTACCTTTGATTTTATACCAAGAGAAGAAAGTAACTCAACAACCTGCAATACTATATCATAATTTTTTTGATAAAATTCAAACGATCTGCTGTTGTTTCTAACAGATCCATCAGTATCCATTAAACCACGAAGAAGTTCTAATCTATCTTCATAAGAAGAACGAAGATATTTTAATGGAATATGCTTATTTTTAAGTAAATTATAATCTTTTAATTTGGAGTATAAATTTTTAATTTTAAATCTAATACAATTATTACATTCCCTCTCATATTCTATGTCAAATTTTTCTCTGTAGAAATCATAATCATCTTTATGTGCAATCACTCTTCCATCAGAAGAATATCCATCTCCCAACCAAACACCAAGAAGATATGGATCAATATTTAAGATATTTTTGACAAAATTAATTGGTCTTGATTTATCTACAAATAAAGAACCTTGAAATCCCTTTCCTCTTTTATTTTTTACTTTTGATTGGTATTGATCAAATATATCTTTAGAAGTTACAACTTTTTTTCCAGTTCTCCAATATGAACTATTAACTTCCCATAAATGATCAGCATCTGCAATTATTTCTTCACCATTATCAAAATATATTCTATAGCAATCATGATTGTACATCGCTTCAGTTTTCATTACAACTGAAACAGAATCTCCTGTTGGAGATAAAATATTATCGCCAACTTTAAGATCTCCCATAGTTGTCCAACCGTTTGGAGTTGGAATTGGAGTATCTAATGATAAAGCTTTACCTGTCTGGCGGGGCATCTTACAAATGTTGAAACGATTATCGTGGAAGTTTTGAATTAACCTTTCTTGGAAAGGATACATTTTAAAAGGTACAAGACCATGATCAAGAGAAACAATCTTGATGTAGTTTCTAGCAAAATAAACGGGGTCTTCCTTACACCTTAAAAACTCAATAACTTGATCTTCTGTAAACTGAATAGGCGTATTTGCCTTCTTCAGGTTCGGATTACCCAAATAAACATTATCACTCATAATAAAACTCCTTTAATCTTCTACATAAATGAACGACGCACTTGCCTGAGTCATATTGCTTGACGAACTAATAGCAGCAGTTATATAACCTCCTGGTTGAATATCGATGCCAATATTCGCCAAATCAACATCAATCGTAGCACCATCCGATACATGGAATGCTGCAATCGGTGGAATGCTTTGTGCTGGTAAAATGAATAGTCCAGTGCTATCCTCTGTAGCATATAAAGATGCGTTAAAAACAGTTTGACTTGTCCATCTTAATGCATTAGTAAACTGGGCATTATAATATAAGTATATAACTGCTGGGTCTCCAACAGTATTTACAGAACCTGTAAGTCTTCTTGGAATTAAATCTCTTGTATTGATTTTATTTTGATAGATAACTCTATTTTTAACTGTAAGAAGATGATACAAACTTCCTGGAGTATTCATCGAATCAGTTCTTGTTGCAGTCACAGAATATGGAAGTCTTGTGGGTTGAACAATTCCTTCAATTGCTCCAAGGAATGATGCACCAGTGCAAGTTACAATGCCGCTTGTAGCACCACCCAAGTTAGCAGCAACATATCCAACTTTCATTGATGGATTATCAAGGTGCGGAATGGTATTTCTATTTGAATAATGTTCATGATGGAAGAAGAACATATCCCCATTCAGTGGATTTTCCACCGCATATCTTATTTCGCCCGCCCCCAACCAACGGAAGTTAATCTGATATACATTCAGTTTTGAAGGGTCTATCGTTACACCAGATGTTCCAGTTCCATCAAGTTTATCTAGATTAAAATCTTCTTGGAAAGTCCAATTCTCTGTTTGTGCTACACCAGTCTGTAAAGTTTGATTGGTGAATGTAATTGTTGATGTGCTTGTTGCATTAAATGTTCCTGTTTGGGGGCCAAGAGATGTTGCTAAGAATGTTATTGAAGTCTGGTCATATTCGGCAATATACAATGCATTAAACAGTACTTGTGTTTCAAGACCCCTGACGAGTTGGGCAATGTTTCCTGCGAGAGAACCAGTATTCAATGTGACCGCAGTAAATCCCGTATTGTTAAGCGTAACGGTTACATCCCCATTTGCAAGTGTAGAGAATGTGAATTTGTGAATATCAGTTTTTCCACCACTTGCACGAAGAACTCCAAACTGACCATTCGTATGAGCATAACCAATTTGTATTGCATTCTCTTGGTTGAATAAACCTGCTCTCTGCGTAAATCCAACGGGATTTTCTGAAAATGATGCAGTGAATCTACATACTGCACCTTGACCTGGACGATATCTTAGGAAGTTTGTGGACCTAATTACACCATAAGAGTTTGCATCTGTTCCAGCACCAACTCTTAGAAGTGAATTTCCATTAGTTGCGATTCCGCTATTAGAAAAAGTAAATGTCTGAAACTCTCTTGGGTCTAATCCATATACAGCATCTCCCTGAATTTTGGGAGTGATGGGAATAGCAATGTTTTCCCCAAAAGAAGATGTAGAACAAGCACCTTCATTTAGAATATTTCCATACTCATCCGCACGAAGATAAACCTCATGAAGTGTTCGTTCCTGATTTAAATAATCTTGTGTAGTCTTATTCCACTGTGCCATTAATCAATCACTCCACGATAGTCTTTCTGGTCTGTATCTTTGTGCGTTTTTAACTGTCACTGAATTTGATGTCATTGGATATACATTATGTACAATTGCTCCAGGATATTCTCCCTGAAGTTGCTCTGTAAGAGCATTCTTATCCATAATATTACCCTCAACTTCAAGGCGATATAATTTACCTTCCCAAACAACATCTGCAAAAAATGATTCAGTTGCTTGCTCTGGTTGAGAAGACCCCACATTTAAGGTCCCGTTGAAATCACCGTTGATAGTGATGCTTTCTGAAATAAATTGCTTAAAACTTTTCATTTTAGTTACAGTTCCAACGACGAAGGGCTTTGTTGATTCTTGAATCTGGGTCTCTTGCAGTTTCTGATGAAGTTAATTTAGATTTCATCCCTTTCATACGACTGCAAAAGTTTTTTCTTCTTTTTGCTCTTTTA